GTTAACTATCGTTAACCTACCCTGGGTTCTCAAGCCCAATGGATAGAAGGAACGCCAAATTCCTAAGCTGCCTCGACAGCTATCCAGCCTTAGCCGGCTAATCATCCCGAAAGGGTTGATTATACAGACGTAGCTTACCGCCAAGTCTTGAATCTCTAGAAAAGGAGATTTTTAAAGATGGACCTGAGTTAATCAAGGTCATCTGCTCTACGTCTTCACCGACGTAGATCCAACCAGAAAAACCTCTGGTTATGCTCTTTTCAAGAGCAGCAACCGATTTCCATCGGTTTTTCCCGATTCTTGAGAGACGGGAAGACTCCGAAGGATCGGAGAGAAACTTCCAATACTTCTTGGAAGAATTCAACCAAGTGTTGAATGTTCTCGGTTCTCTTTTAGAACCGTGTTTAATGAATTTTTGAAAATTCATAACCCTCTCGACCTCTTCTGTCAAAGAAGTGAGTGGGACAAAGCCAATTCTACTGGCTTCATTTCTCAAAGATGAGAAATCATATGTGTGAACATATGGATCATCAGGTAGTTCAACCTGATACACTTCTTGAAGGAGTGTAATTACGAATGAATCATCGTAAATCGAAGTGGAACTCACTTCACGTTTTCCAGGTATAGCCTTGGAATAAGTCTTAAATATAGACTTAAGTATCGGATTTACATCCGAGCTGAAGCCGTGTTTGATACGACTATTCAAACTCGCGAGTTCAGCGAGTTTAACGAATCTTTCAGATTCGGATTTGAGGTCTAAAACTTCAAATACGTGTCCAATGTATGGCCACATAAAAGACGGCATGAGACTGTCTACTATGGGAAGACCCATACCACCTGCACAAGGTGGGAGATATATAGGCATTTTACATGCCTGATTACGGATTATTCCGTAAGAGAAACATCTGTCAAAGATGTTTCTAAAATAGCCTAAAACAGCTATTTTGAGATTTTTATTCTCAAAGTAATCAAGTTGATTACTTAACATCCTTCCTTTTCCAAGGATGGAACTCCTGTTATCGGAGTGTTCACGACTCATAGTCGTGAGAAGACGTGACTTAATAACGTCTACATAAAGGATTGAAGTTCCTTTATCATCTCTTGTAACAAGAGCATGATCTTCACAGAAGATCAATATCCGGCAGGATATACCCTCCTTCCAGGAGAATTCCCATCCCATATCGATGGCAATTTTCCTAAAAAGGAAAATTCTCCTCAGGTCATCCCTGAGGGCGGCAACATCATCGCCGCAGACACAAATTGGGTCTCCTCTCAAGAGGTCCCTCTTGATAGGAAAATCCCAAACCCGGGATTCAACATTATAGTAATAATGTGAAGAAATCTCTTCAACGAGGAGATTTTCCAAAGTTAAACTTAGGAAACTCATGGGTTCTCCCATGAATGAACCACGGAGGTTCAAAGTTCCGTCAGGGAACTCTTCTTCCAGACGGGAGAATTTAGATGCCTTAAACATCTGCCTTTGACAAACGATCAAAGAACCAAAGACCCAGAATGGATGTCTTTTTGGAAGGCTACGAAGGAAGCCTGTCCACAACGCTTGTAAGATATCAAGCGGTATTAGATCAGTAGCTGATCTATAATCTGTTGATTGACAGATTAAAGTTGCATATTTCGGTGCAACTCTCTTAAGGTACTTAAGAAAGGTCCACATTTTATTTGTAGACCTTAAGCCAATTCTGGCTCTTCCATCCCTTGAAAGGATGGGTTCAGCCATGAATCTCATGGCTCGGGTCACCATCGTGAACCAAGCTTGGTTTTTACCAAGCGGGCGAGTTTTTGCGCCCGGCTCGGCTAAACAGTCGAGCTTCGACATTGGCATGTCGATGGGCTTGTAAATGAGATGATGTCTCATTTGCCCTCCCCGGTAAACCGGGATTTTCCAATTTGCAACATGCAAATATACTTCCGGATACAGAGGTTTCCCTGTCAGGTCAGACAGGAATACTCCCTGGTCCTCTGCAAGAACAGAGGAGAGGAGGAGTATGATCTTCCCCAAAGAGGAAGGAAGAGCTTCTTCATCAAGAAACTTCGAAGCTTTCCTCTTTTTCGAGGAAAGTCCGGCACCACCGTAAAGGGTGTCGAGTAAGGAAAGGTTTTTCCTTTTAAGGCCAAGGCCTTTAAGACCAACACTCAGTCCATAAAAGGACTTTGGTCTAGGGAAGAGAGCTTCCCCATAGACATCAAGAATGTCTATTATCGGGCCACAAGACTCGAAAAGATCCAGCAGTGTATCTGTAAAGGCACCACCCAAGTGCCTGGGACCCACTTTGACCTGGTCAAGTGGTACATCAAGCTGGTTTATCCAGCTACTGACCTCTCCGGCCAGTCCCCCTTCTTCTTGACTTCTTTCGAAGCAACCAGAAGTACTCACGGAAACATGAGTATGTAAAGGCATTTCCCTTACATTGAGCCTTTTTCCGAGCTCATTAGAAAAGTGGGAAACCACTTTTAATCTCTCTGGTGGAGTGATCTTCTCAGTTGTGAGAATAGCCATCTGATTACGGAAGGCTTCAGAACACATGTTCTTGGTTGGGCATGGAAGTGCCCTTCCAAAAGTCCTAATCTGACATAGATTAGTCAATTCAGCATCTGTGAATTTCAGGTCAATTAATATTGACTTGTAACGGGAAAGACTTCCCGCGAACCATTTGAGTTCGAGATTCTGAGACTCAGAATGCCAACCATCCCAGTAAGGGATTGGTGGAGGAGGAGCGTTATGCTCCTTCATGTCGCTTAAAGCGGCCCACTGAAGCCATCCGGAGATGGCTTTAAGGCCCTTAAGGCCTCTCTCAAAATTGAGAGGTGAGAAGACAATCTTCTTCTTACCGTTCTTCTTCAAAACGGTCCTTCGCTTACCAGCGAAGAAAAACTTAATAAACCAAAGTTTATAGATCTGAATAGATCTGAAAAGCTTACGATCAAGCTTAACTGGATCGAAACACTGGTTTAAAAGAACAGTGTGCATGTTGGCTATCCAACATTCTTCGACAAATTTCCATTGTCGTTCAGAAGAACAAACCATTCGATTGAAAGTTCCCCTTTCGAGGAACCTCCCAATCATTTGGTAAAGTCTTCTAGGACCACGAACGTTGTCCTTACCCAGCTTTGGGTCGAAACAGCCATTGCTGTTTGGTCCAACCCGGAAGGTGGACAATCGTAGACATAGGTCTACGATAGGATTTTTATTAATCCTAGATGACAAGACCTTGTCAGACCAATTCTCTGGTTTATCAAAGAATCGATGCCGGTAGGCATCAGGAAGACCTTGGTCTTCCGTCGCTTGGACGGATTTGGCCCCGTCCCGGCCCGCAGATTGAGAAGTCTGCATAAGTTAATA